ATGTATGGCATCAAAAGCATCCGCCCTGTTGGTGGGCATGTGATCCAGGTCGTGTTTGCCGATGGGATCCCGGAAAGCTTTGGGGACATCCAGGTGTATACTTCCGGGGGTATCCAGTGCGCGGACCTGCCTGGTTACAGTACGGTATACCGGCAGGACGGGGATACGGTATACCTGTCCGATGACGGCAGTGTGCACCAGCCCCCAGGGGATCCGGGAGGGCAGCCGACAGAGCCCTACGTGCCAACATTAGGGGAACTGCAGGGGGCGAAGAAAGCGGAGGTGGCAGCAGCCTGTGAACGGGTCATTTACAGAGGGGTCAGTGTCACCCTGGGGGATGGTAAAACGGAGCATTTCTCCCTTACAGAGCATGACCAGCTTAATTTATTTGGTAAACAGGCCCAGCTGGCAGCAGGGGCTGGGCTGCTGGAGTACCATGCAGACGGCCAGCCCTGCCGGTATTACAGCGCCGCAGACATGCAGACAATCATCCAGGAGGCCATGTGGCACGTATCCTACCATACCACATACTGTAATGCGCTCAACATGTGGATCGCTGGCTGCCAAGAAAACGAGGAGGTGGAGGAGATTTTTTATGGTGCAGACGTACCGGGGGAGTACAGATCAGAGGTGTTAAATGCATATCTTTTACAGATAGCAACTATAGCTGGGGGGAGTGGGGATGGGGAAGCATCTTAAGTATTTGTCCCTGTTTGCAACAGGGGGTCTGCTTTATAACCTTTTAGAGATGGCCTTTCGTGGCTGGAGCCACTGGACAATGTTTATCCTGGGCGGCATCTGCTTTATCTGCCTGGGATTAATCAATGAGATAATCCCATGGGAAGTGCCTCTGTGGAAGCAGGTGCTGGTTGGCGCCGGTATAATCACAACATTGGAGTTTGCCACCGGCTGTATTGTAAATCTATGGCTGGGATGGCAGGTATGGGACTATAGCCAGATGCCTGGAAATGTCCTGGGGCAGGTGTGCCCGCAGTTTTTTGTGCTTTGGGTACCAGTATCTTTAGCCGGGATCGTGCTGGATGATTATTTACGGCACTGGGTATTTGGCGAGGAGAAACCACATTACAAACTCCTGTCGAAGGCTTAGAAGAGCCTATAAGGCTTTTATGCTTAATCTGGAAGGGGGTGATGGAGGTGTATGTGAATGCTGAGACAATCCTATCGGCGGCAGCTTTACTGGGGGCAGTGGGGGCAATATTAGGGGGGCTATTTGCCGCCTACAGCTGGTATCAGAAGCAAAACAAGCAAGATGAGGATATCAAGGCCATGAAGGAGGAAATGTGCCTGCTGACCTATGGAGTCCTGGCCTGCTTAAAAGGGCTTAAAGAAATGGGGCGCAATGGCTCGGTGACTGAAGCCATAGACAAGATTGAAAAACACATGAACCAGGAAGCGCATAAATAGAAAGTAGAGTTTTATTACCGGGCAACCGGAAGAAAGAGAGGAAAATGAATGAATATAAATCCAAACGAAATGATGCAGTACCTGTCAGCCCTGCTGATCCTTATCGGGATCATGGCCTTTCTTGTGTCGGTAATCACCCAGGTGATTAAATCATGGCCTGGCCTGGATACGCTGCCTACATCGGCAGTGGTGATTGTCCTATCGCTGGTGCTGTGCCCGGCGTCATTTGTGGCCATGATGTCCTGGCAGAAAAGGAATATTGAGTGGTATATGATATTTGCCTGTATGATCGCTGCCTTTATTGTGGCACTGGTGGCTATGGACGGCTGGGAGAGGCTAAAGGATATCTGGGAGAGAACCGGATATAAGGATAAGGAATAATTGCACCAGTAATATGCAGCAGGAGAGTATTCAGACCCGAGGAAGTATTCCCCGGGTCTGTCTGGTGATGGAAGTTAACCGGTTGGCGGCAGGTCTCTGCATAATTCATCCAGAGAAACCTCCAGTGCATCGGCCAATTTGATGGCAGTGTCCACCTTGCACCGATCAAAACGCTCTATGTCTTCAATGGTCCGCTGAGAGACTCCGGAGAGTTCAGACAGAGCGCGAAGGCTTAATGACTTGCGATTGCGGATTTCTTTTAAACGCATGGCGATACCTCCTGAATCAAGTAAATAGTAGTACAAGACCAACAACGACTATGATAAGCCAAACAACAGAACCTACAAGCCCGACCAATGCTTTTACAGTGTTTTTCATCTTGCATAGAAAATGGAGATATGTTATAGTTTTTGTGGGGAGGTTTCCCTCCCCGGGTGATTATTGGAGACTCTCAATTATCATTTTGATAATCGCTAAGAGAGTTCCGATTTGTAAGGTGAGCTGGATGAGTGCTGATACCACTTTTTCCAGCTCCTTTATTTTTCTCTCCACTTCTTTTTCACCTCCTCTCTATGATTTTATTATACCACGTTATAACGTGGAAGTCAAGAAAAAATTGGATTTATTAAAATCAGGAGATGAAAAGACAATTGACATGGCCAGATCATCAGGGCACTCTTCCAGCGAAGTGTGTTCTTTTTTTGAAAATTTAAAAGAGGAGAATTTTTATGACAGCAGTAGAAAAATTAATCAGCATAGCCAAAGAAGAAAACGGGTATCTGGAAAAGAAATCAAACAAGGATTTGGACAGCAAGACAGGGAATGCCGGCAGCAGCAATTACACAAAATACGCCCGTGACCTGTATCCGTCCCTCCAGGGGCAGCCCTGGTGCGACATGTATGTGGATTGGTGCTTTGTCAAAGCTTTTGGGCAGGCAGCAGCACGCCAGCTATTGTGCGGCGGATTCAGTGCCTATACCCCTACTTCCGCCCAATACTATAAGGATAAAGGCCGGTGGCGCACGTCACCAGAGCCAGGGGACCAGGTATTCTTTAAAAATTCCGTCCGGATCTGCCACACCGGCATTGTTACCAGGGCAACATCTGACAGAGTGTACACTATTGAAGGCAATACCAGCGGGGCTTCCGGGGTGGTTGCCAATGGCGGCGGGGTCTGTGAGAAATCCTATGGCCTGGCATATTCCGGGATAGCCGGGTATGGCAGGCCGGATTGGAGCCTGGCCGAGGATCCCTGGTACGTGAAAGGGTGGCACCATGACCAGAATGGGTGGTGGTATGCTGACACTGAGGGCACATACCTGAAATCTTGCTGGCAAGTCATTAATGGCCATAAATATTATTTTAACCAGGATGGATATGCCGTGACGGATTGGCAGCAGATCGGCGGTAAGTGGTATTACTTTGAGCCTACAGCCGGGCATCCCCTGGAGTGTGCGCTTTATGTGACAGATGCGGATGGGGTACAGGCTCCCGGGATAATGGGGTGA